ATACAAAGCTAAAGGCGGGGGATACAAGGCATGAAGGGCGTAAAGCATTATAAGAAGGATGGTACTGAACATAAAGGTGGTACTCACAAGATGCCTGATGGCTCTTTGCATACTGGTAAGGCACATAGTAAAACAAGTGTAAAATTATTTCACTATAAAGACCTAAGTAAAACAGCAAAGGCTAAAGTAGATGGCACTAACAAAAAGTCAAAAAAGCCTTAAGTCTTGGACTAAGCAGAAGTGGACTACTAAAAGTGGTAAGCCTTCAACACAAGGGCCAAAGGCCACAGGTGAAAGGTATCTACCTAAGAAGGCTATTAAGTCTCTTAGTGATTCTCAGTATGCCTCTACAACTAGAGCTAAACGAAAAGGCACTGCTGCGGGTAAGCAGTTTGTGGCTCAACCTAAGAAAGTTGCAGCCAAAGTAAAGCCGTATAGGAAAGTTAAATGAGAAACTTAACAGAAAAACAACAAAAGTTTTTAGATGTTCTTTTTGAAGAGGCTAAAGGAGAACCTGCTCAAGCCCGTAAGTTAGCTGGCTATGCGGAAAATGTTTCTACTTCTTCTATTGTAAATGCTTTGCAAGAAGAAATTGCAGAAAGAACTAAAAAGTTTATTTCTACTACAGCTACTAAAGCTGCATATTCTATGAAGCATATCATGGATAACCCTACTGATCTTGGTAATAAAGAAAAAATAGTAGCAGCAAAAGATATTCTTGATCGTGGTGGATTTAAAGCTACAGATAAAGTAGAAGTGTCTACTTCTAATCCTTTATTTATTTTACCGCCTAAAGATGAGTAATATAGGTAAAGTGTGGGAGTTACCTGCACCTAGAGAAGATGAAGAGTTTGAATGGCGGTCAGTAGTAAGAGTAGGCAGACTAATACCTTTTGGGTATAAACAAGACTCTGAAGATAAAGATATACTTAGACCTATACCAGAAGAGTTAGAACTACTAGAAGAAGCTAAAAAATATCTCAAACAGTATAGCTATAGAGATGTATCAGCTTGGTTAAGTGAACAATCTGGTAGGTACATATCCCATGTAGGATTAATGAAGAGAGTAAAAATTGAACGCAAACGTAAGAGAGAAGCTGCAGCACAACGCCACCTTGCTGAAAAATACAAAGCCGCCCTCGAAAAGGCGAAAAAACTCGAAGAAGAAAGACTCGGTGGAAAAGACCTCAAGTGTTGCACAAATAACACAGTCGGAGAGTTACTCTAAAGAAGATGTAATCTTTGAACCTAATCCCGGCCCTCAAACTTCTTTTTTGTCGTCAACAGAACAAGAGGTTCTTTATGGAGGTTCTGCTGGTGGGGGTAAGAGCTATAGTTTAATAGCAGACCCAGTAAGATATTTTTCTAATCCTAGTGCTAGGATGTTGTTAGTTAGACGTAGCACAGAAGAACTAAGAGAACTTATTTCTGTTTCTAAACAGCTATACCCAAGGGCTGTTCCCGGAATTAAGTTTATGGAGAGAGATAAGACTTGGGTAGCCCCATCAGGCGCAACACTGTGGATGAGTTACCTTGACAGAGATGATGATGTTATGCGTTACCAAGGCCAAGCCTTTAACTGGATTGGATTCGATGAGCTTACACAATGGCCTAGCCCTTATCCTTGGGATTATATGAGGTCAAGGTTACGTACTAATAGAGATAGTAAGCTACCTTTGTACATGAGAGCCACTAGTAACCCCGGAGGCCCCGGACATCAATGGGTTAAAAAGACTTTTATTGACCCTCAAACACCCAATAAACCTTTCTGGGCTACAGATATAAACACTGGTGAAATAGTAGCATGGCCTAAAGGACACTCAAGACAAGGTGAACCTTTATTTAAACGTAGGTTTATACCTGCTACTTTGTTTGATAATCCATACCTAGCAGAAGATGGTATGTATGAAGCAAATCTTTTATCTTTACCAGAGCATCAACGTAGGCAATTGCTAGAAGGTGATTGGGATATAAATGAAGGTGCAGCATTTCCTGAGTTTAATCGTAGTATTCATGTTATAGAACCTTTTGATATACCCAGTAACTGGGTTAAGTTTAGAGCATGTGACTATGGGTATGGTTCTCATACTGGTGTTGTATGGTTAGCAGTAAGTCCTTCAGAACAAATTATAGTATACAGAGAAATGTATGTAAGTAAAGTTATTGCTACAGATTTAGCTGACATGATCTTAGATGTAGAACAAGAGGAGAAAATAAGATATGGAGTTCTTGACTCTTCTTTGTGGCATAATCGTGGCGATACTGGCCCATCTCTTGCTGAACAAATGATTATGAAAGGTTGCAGATGGAGGCCATCTGATAGATCAAAAGGCTCTAGGGTAGCTGGTAAGAATGAATTACATAGGCGATTGCAGGTAGACGAGTTTACAGAAGAACCTAGACTTGTATTTTTTAATACCTGTAAAAATATAATTTCACAATTACCTGCACTGCCTTTAGATAAAAATAACCCTGAAGATGTGAATACACATGCCGAAGACCACTTGTATGATGCGTTAAGGTATGGCATAATGACAAGACCAAGAAGTAACTTGTTTGATTATAACCCTGCTACTAGTACAGGGTTTCAAGCAAGTGACCCTACTTTTGGATATTAAGGAAATAGTATGGAAGAAGAATTTGAAGAAACAATGGATTCACAAGAGTCTACAGCTTTAACTGACAGTGAAGAAGATTCTTATTCTGATCCTCTTTCAGGTACAATAGTTAGCTTAGTTAAACATAGGTATTCAAAATCTTCTCTAGCTAGAGACACTGAAGAACGTAGGTGGTTGCAAGCTTATCGTAATTATCGTGGATTGTATGGACCTGATGTACAGTTTACTTCTACAGAAAAATCACGTGTGTTTGTTAAAGTAACTAAAACAAAAGTACTTGCTGCCTATGGGCAGATTATAGATGTTTTATTTGGCAACAATAAATTTCCTATTAGTATTGAACCTACTACCTTACCTGAAGGTGTTGCAGGATCAGTACACTTTGAAACTGATGATAATATTAAAAAAGCAACAGGGCCAACAGAAGAAGATATGCAGCTTCTTCCGGGTGAAACCTATCCTCAACTACAAGAACGTCTTGCAGGGCTACAGGATAAGCTAGAGCCTGTACTTGATATTCTTAAAGAAGGGGTAGGAAGTACACCTACCCAAGTAACTATTCATCCTGCAATGATTGCAGCTAAGAAAATGGAAAAGAAAATCCATGATCAACTTGAAGAGTCTAATGCTAATAAACAATTACGTGTAACTGCATTTGAATGTTCTTTGTTTGGTACAGGGGTTATGAAAGGTCCATTTGCTATGGACAAGGAATACCCTAATTGGAATGATGAAGGTGAATACTCCCCTACTATAAAAACTATTCCACAAACTTCTTCTGTTTCTATTTGGAACTTCTACCCTGATCCCGATGCAATTAATATGGATGAAGCAGAGTATGTAATTGAACGCCATAAAATGTCTCGTTCTCAAATGCGATCACTTAAGAGCCGACCTTTCTTTAGGGCAAACTCTATTGACTCAGCTATTGATGTTGGAGAGTCCTACACAAAAGAATGGTGGGAGCAAGCAATGGAAGATGATGCTCAAGAGTCTAAAGCTGAAAGGTTTGAGGTACTTGAGTTTTGGGGTAATGTAGACATAGATGTTCTTGAAGGACATGATATTGATATACCTAAAGAACTAAAAGGTTTAGATGAAGTAAGTGTAAATATTTGGATTTGTAATGATCAAGTACTACGTCTTGTTATGAATCCATTTACTCCTACACTTATTCCTTACTATGCAGTACCCTATGAGATTAACCCTTACAATATCTTTGGTGTAGGTTTAGCTGAGAATATGGATGATACCCAAACTCTTATGAATGGGTTTATGCGTATGGCTGTAGACAATGCAGCATTAAGTGGTAATATGCTTATTGAGGTAGATGAAACTAACTTAGTTCCGGGGCAAGACTTAAGTGTGTATCCCGGCAAAGTGTTTCGTAGGCAAGGGGGTGCACCCGGACAAGCCATTTTTGGTACTAAGTTCCCCAATGTATCTAATGAAAACATGCAGATGTTTGATAAAGCCAGAGTACTTTCTGATGAATCTACAGGGTTCCCCAGCTTTGCTCATGGGCAAACGGGGGTGTCAGGTGTCGGACGTACAGCTTCTGGCATTAGTATGCTTATGTCTGCTGCTAATGGTTCTATACGAAATGTAGTTAAGAATGTAGACGATTACTTACTTGGCCCTATGGCAAAAGCTTTCTTTAATTTTAACATGCAGTTTGACTTTGATGAAGAAATCAAAGGAGACTTAGAAGTTAAAGCACGTGGAACTGAAAGTCTTATGGCTAACGAAGTACGTAGTCAACGGTTAATGCAATTCCTTGGTGTTATTCAAAATCCTGTGCTTGCACCTTTTGCAAGAGTAGATTATATTATTCGTGAAATTTGTAAATCTATGGACCTTGACCCTGATAAATTAGTAAACTCTTTATCAGATGCAGCAATACAAGCTGAAATACTTAAGAAGTTCCAAGCAGAAAATCCACCACCTCCTGCACCAGAGGGTGCACCTCAAGGTGCTGGTGGCGCACAGCCTCTCCCAGCAGGCACACAGGCTCAAGACACACAAGGCAGTGGTGGGGGTACTATAGGTACAGGCTCAGTGCCTACACCGGGAGAACAAGGCTTCTCAGCTAATACTGGTGGAGGACCAATTCAGTGAGTTTAAAAATATTAGTAAATAACCTTGAGGCATGGAATGCTTTTGAAAAAGAACTTGATGAACGTATTCAGAATAGTTATAGAATGTTTTCTCAAACTGAAGAAGCTAATGTAATGTACAGAATGCAAGGTCAAGTACATGCACTAAATGCACTTAAGCAACTTAGATTAAAGGTTAATGCTGATGGCTGATATTCAAGTACCTAGAGCAGATGAGCCTTACCTTGATGGCAAGGCAGAAAACATAGTTGAAAATTTTAATGAACCTAACGATGAGTTTTTAGATACTGCTATAGACTTATCTACTAAACCTTTACAAGAAGCTAAAGAATCTTTTATGAAAGCTGGTAAAGGTGCTGTGTTTGAAATGTTACCTAAAGATGATCCTAGAGTTTATCAAGCCTTTAGACAAACTAATGACTATCTTGCTGGACTAGGATATGCAGGATTTAAAACAGGAGAAGCTGCACTTACTTTTGTTGCAGGTGCTTTTGCTGATGCACTGGGTCAAGACAAAGGTGAAATAGGGTATCAAATTTTAAGGGATGAAAAAACTGCAGCTAGAGATATTATGGGTGCAGGAGAAGCCTTTGCTGGAATGGTTGGACCTAGAAGCATACAAATGCTAGATGATGCAATAGATGCTTTTGGTGGATATTTTAAATTGTTAAAAACTGCAGAGCCAGCAATTAAAGCAGACTTGGGTGGCAAGCTTCAAGCTTTAGCAGATGGTGACTTTGATTTTTTAAAAGAAAGTTCTAATCCTAAAACTATAAATGCACAAGTAACAGGTCAAGGGACAACACCAGTAGATCAACCTAGTCCTAATGCAATAACTAAACCAAAGTCTTTAGTCAGTCCTTTATTTAAAAC